GCTGATTACTCTGCCCTTCTTGCCTCCTCTGGATCAAGATGTTTGGTCCGACCGGCAATGGGAACCTTTTCAACTGGACCGCGATCTTTCCGACGGAGGTACGGAACTGGTTCAATACGGTGCGGGGGTTCTCGATGGTTGGGATACCGATGCCGATCAACAGTTTGCCGGACCCGTTTATTTAACGGACCGCGATCTATCGGATGCGGGAACAGAGCTGATTACTCTGCCCTTCTTGCCTCCTCTGGATCAAGATATTTGGTCCGACCGACAATGGGAACCTTTTCAACTGGACCGCGATCTTTCCGATGGAGGTACGGAGCTGGTTCAATATGGACCGGGGGTTCTCGATGGATGGGATAGCGACGCCGATCAGCAAAAGCCACAGATTCCTTTGTTTGGCCTAGATACATTGTCCGATGAGGGAGTGGAAAAAATTACGCTTCCGCCGATTGTTACTTCTTTCACTTGGGATGATCCGGCCGAACAGCAAAAATCAATGCCGGATTTATTTAAAGACCATCTTTTGGATGAGGGCGTGGAACTTATCCAATATGGTCCGGGAACTTTGGATGGATGGGATACCGATTCGGATCAGCAACTATCCGGTCCATTTTTTGTAGTGGACCGGGACATTCCAGACTATTCAATAGAACTTGTACAGTACGGTGCGGGGGTTCTCGACGGATGGGATACCGATGCTGATCAACAAAAGCTGCAGATTCCTTCGTTTGGTCTGGATACCTTATTGGACGAAGGTGTTGAAAAAATTACGCTTCCTCCGATTGTCACGTCATTTACATGGGATGATCCGGCTGAACAACAACGTCCGATGCCGGATACGTACAAAGACCATGTTTCTGACGAAGGTGTCGAACTTATTCAATATGGTCCGGGGGTTCTTTCCGGTTGGGTTTTGGACGCGGAGCAACAAATCTCTACTAATTTTTATATTGGCTTAATTGGGCCTCCTTGGATGGGTTTTGATGTTCAAGAAGACCGCGATTGGCCAAATTTAATTCTTTACGGTCCCGGTGTTCTCGATGGATGGGATACTGATGCCGACCAACAACGTTTGCAATTACCTGTTTTTGGTATGGATATCTTATCGGATGAAGGTGTGGAAAAAATTACCCTTCCTCCGTTGGTTTCCTCGTATACTTGGGATGATCCGGCCGAGCAACAAAAATCGTTACCGGATGTGTTTAAAGATCATCTGACTGACGAGGCAGTTGAATTAATCCAATATGGTCCCGGCGTCCTTGACGGTTGGGATACCGATGCTGATTCACAAAAACCTTCCGACCTCTACCTTACCGACCGCGACCTTATGGACAACGGGGTGGAGGCCCTCGTATACGGGCCGGGGGTTTTAACGGGGTGGGATACCGACGCCGACGCTCAAAAACCGACCGACTTATATCAGATCGATCGGGACCTTATGGACTCGGCCGTGGAACTGGTACAGTACGGTGCGGGGGTCCTATCGGGATGGGATTCGCCGCCCGAGTCGCAATTACCCGCGGTTTACGTTGTACGAGACTTGGACGAGGATCGGCAATGGACAAATTATATTGTTCTTCCACCGGTTCCGACGGCCTCGCCTCTTGACGATGTTTTTCAACAACAGAGTCTTTTCAAAATATACCTAGACTCCGTAGAAGAACAGGCAAAACAGATTATTCTTCCGCCTTTTGAGGCCGATGAACAATCTCGTTTTATCTTGGTACTTCCGGTCCCATCTTTTCAAGATTGGACTCAAGAAACTAACTTTCTATACTCTTTGATTTCGCGGAGATGTTTTGCTTTGTTTGCCGGTTTATTGGCGGCTCAGGCCCAAGAAATATCTTCGCAATTGACTGGAAAATCTCTGGTTACGGCGGCCGTTCTGACGCCTCAAACGGCGGTGCTGGGGGGAGGTATCTTTGTCTAGTTCGCCGCTGTTTCCGATTCCTACTATTTTTCAACTTGATAACACAAATAACCAGTATTTTCAGTGGGGACCAATTGTCGATGGTCTGTCGGTGGTAAACGGGGTTTTGGTTTCTAACCCGACATACGTCGCTGACATGACAATTACGGTATCTCTTTATATGAATCGAGACATCTACAACCCCACGGCCACCCCCGGAACGCTGGTTTCTGCCTTTGGCACCGGTGGCCAATTGGTGATGACCTACACGGGTTCATCCGGGATTTACCAGGTTACGATTCCAAGTTTTACGGCGACCCCCGGAGGAAATTACGTCATGGTTCTTGACGCGCCCTCTTCTCCCAGTGGTTATCAAGGACACTGGGAGAAAAGTGTGAATATAACAACAAGACAATCTTAAAAGGAGAAGCTATGCAAGATGCAAAGGGAAACGAACTCAAAGTCGGTGGCAAAATCTACATTCACGGTATTATCAAAGAAATGCGAGATGACGGAACCGTCTTTATCAAAACTTCTCATGGCGACATGTTCGTAAGTGTCAAACCTGAAAATGTGGTGTCGGCGCCCACGGTTGTTTCTACTGATATTTCAACGCCTGATCCTGATCCCGACCCAATTGCCGTGACTTCCGATTCGGCTTCATCCCCGATTGAGACAAAAGGAAAAGGAAAGATGAAGTAATGTTATGTCGGGCGTCGCCTCCGTCGATCGGCCCCACCGGACAAAATTATTTGAAACCACATGTTCCGGGAACGGGCCGATATGATGGACAAGAAAGACTCTCGTGTGTATTCTGTGGTTGCTGGTTAGGAGAAGCGTATGTACCTGGAGACAGTAGAACCATTGAGTTGGAGAAAAGTTAGGGTCATTTTTTTGCGGTACTTTGACGTTCGGCGAATCCGGCGGAGTGTCGATAAGATCAAACGGGAGACGGCGGCCCTTTATCAAATGATCGCGGAAGTAACCGAGGCCAATAAGCAATTGGAAAAAGATTTAGAACAGGCCCGATCTGAACGAGATGAACTGTTAATTGAACTATCAAAGTATCAGATCGTTGACCCGAACGGAAAATGCCCCGGTTGCGGAGCAACCGACGGAGTAATCGAAACCAAGCAAGATTTTGAAAATCAGGTCGCCTATGTCGAGCATTCTTGCAAGGTTTGCAAGTGCATCTGGCCAGAGGCGCCGGTGCATAAAGACTTGGCAAAAATGTATGCCAAACCAATGCCCCCGGGTCCCGGTAAGCCGGCCGGCGTGGCATAAAGGAGTGAGATAAGATGAAGAAAAATGCCCTGGTAAAGTCTCCGGTTAAAATTTTACCGGCGGGTGGAAGTTATGGACGTTTGTTTACGGCGCCCTCGCCCCGCGTACAAGGAATTCGCCAGGGAATTGGATGGTTTGGGCCAGAGCAGGCGATCGCACCCGTGGCCCCGCCGGGGACGACACCCCGCGGTTTCCAATATACTCCGGGGCAAAACCTGATCTATACGCCCCGCGCCACCGAAGATTTGACAATGGAAGACCTGCGGGAATTTGCCAAGTATCCCATTGTCCGGTATATTATCGAAACCAGAATTGATCAAATTTGCCGTCAGGCGTGGTCAATTCGGGTAAAACCAAAAGCCGGCGAGTCTAACCGGCAACGTCTTGCGCGCGAGGCCGGCGATAAGATTGTTCAACAACTTACCAATTTTTTGCAATACCCCAATCCGGATTGCACCTGGCGCAGCTTTCTTAGAATGTTGATGGACGATGTCCTGGTAATCGACGCGCCGGCCATATTACTTCGGCGTAATGCCCTGGGGGATATTGCCGAGATGCGGGCCATTGACGGAGCTACCATTGTTCGTTACATCAATGAGCAGGGTTGGACTCCGGACAAAGGAAAGGCCTATGCTCAGTTGTGGTATGGAATTCCGATGGTGGACCTTACCACGGATCAACTGGTGTATCGCCCGGAACATCCCCGTACCAATAAATTGTACGGGTATTCTCGCGTTGAGCAGGCCTACAAGCAAATCATTCTTGGACAGAACCGTCTGGAAATGCAATTACAGTTCTATGAGAATGGCTCGATTCCAGATGGCATCATGGTGGTTCCTCCCACCGCAACCCCAGAACAAATTGAACGTCAGCAAAATTGGATGAACTCGACGTTGGCCGGAAACCTTTCTCGGCGTGTCCAACTTCGCCTTATTCAAGGCTTCAATATCGATGGGAAACCAGAACAAATTCTCTTTCCAAAAGAGAAATTGATCACGGATGAAACAGATGATTTTATTATTCGGTCATTATGTTTCGCTTTCCAGGTATCTCCACAACGTTGGATGAAGATGGTCAATCGTGCCTCGGCCGAGGCCTCCCAGGAGGCCGCCGAAGAAGAGGGTCTGGCTCCTACCAAAGATTATGTCCGCGATCTCATGAACTACATTATTCAGTGTAAATTGGGTTTTGTAGAGCACGAGTTTGCATGGGCGGATCACCGCGACCCAGATATTCTTAAACAGGCCCAGGCCGACGAACTTTATGTCAAGGCCGGAATTAACACTATCAATGAAATTCGTGAAAGTAAGGGGGACGACCCGAGTCCCAATCCGGCCGCCGATCAACTGAATATCGTCACTGGACAAGGTACGGTAGAGGTTGGCCAAACTCTTCCTTCCAAGCAGGCCGAACAGCTGGCAGGATCAAAAAGCGGTACGGGTGGGCGTCCCGGTAGTTTAACAAGTACCGGAACCGTAAACAAGCCACCTTCGACGTCACAGGTTAGTCCGGCAAAACAAAAAGACTCAAAAAAGAAGGCCCTGGAAGCGGGAGATTTATCCAAAGGTTATAAATTTGCCTCTACGCAAATTAACCTTCCCGGCCCGTATGCCGAAGAAATTATCGAACTGGGTCGTAGTTTGATTCCAGAAGAAGATTTGGACGGCCGTGGGAGAGAAACGGAGCCGCATGTCACCGTAAAGTACGGTGTTCATGAAAATGAACAACGTTTGCGAATGGCATTGGAAAATCACGAACCAATTGAAATTCTTTTGGGGCCGGTAGAGACATTCGAACCATCTGAACATAGTGACGGAGCGGCCCCGGTAGTTATCAAAGTTATCTCTGGTGATCTTCGTAAAGTTCGCCGAGACGTGGATACTTTCGTGGGTGCCATGCCAGATAATTTTGACTATACTCCACATGTAACCATCGCCTATGTACGGGCCGATTGCGCAAGCAAGTACCAGGGGGCGGGAGATTTCAGTGACGTGAAATTTATCGCCAAATCCATGTCTCTTTGCAAAATGGACGGAACCAAATTAGAAGTTCCGTTGGGTAAATCGGAGGAATAGATGGCCGCAAGTCAAGATTTAACAGCCGGGGGTGGTGGTCAAACGGTTAACGTTACCGGGGCCGCCGCGCAATTGGTTAAAAACGGAGGTGGACGATTGGAGGCCGTCTTGGTGACGGCCGTCAATACCGGTACCACATGGACTTTTTACGATTTCAATAGTATTACCGGATATGTCAATGGAACTATCATCGGTGTAATTCCATCCGGTACCACGGCCGGCACCATTTTTCGTTTACAAATGCCAACCTCCCTAGGTATCGTCGCAGTTCCCACGGGTGGTTCGGCCGGATCGCTTACCACCAGTTTTTGTTAATCGGGGGCGGGAAAAATATCTCGCCTCAAGAAAGGACTACCATGAAAAATCAACGGAGAGGTCTACCGGCCATCTCCACTGAAATTGCCCAAATAAAATGCGAACAAGAACTATTTCGTGTTACTGGTTTGTTAATTGCCTTGTTACGGCATAAACATGAAGGTCGGGCATTTATCCCGGCTCAACTTGCCCAAGATAGTCAGCATTTGGGCGTACATCACCAGTTTATTCCAGAGTTACGAACGCTTCGAATTACGGTGGTGGGACGAGACGGGCAACCGATTAAGGAGGTTCTTGATAAGTCCGATCTTGAACTATCCGGCGCAGAAAATCCAGTAAATACTGAATTTGATTCTGAGTCTCAACCTGAACCTCCACCAGAACCGCTCAATTGCAGTGGCGACTGGCATAAACAGACCGATGCCTTGGGTCTTCGTTGTCCACTGTGCGGAAGGAGTGATAAAGTGTTATGATTTCCGAGTTGAAGTTGGTACCGACTAAAAAGCCGGTTAAAACTGACTCGAATGTCATTGAAAAATCCGGCGAAGAATCTTTGGAAAAATCCCTCGAAGCCAAAGAAATGAAACAAATAAAATACCCGGGGCGTCGCTCTCCGGCCATGAAGAAAAGGAGATAAGTACTATGAAGGGAAATGTAATTCGCTTGATTTTTGTCACCTGCCTCGTTTTTTTCGCCCTTTCCATGTCCAGCGTAGCGCAGCTTAATTCTTTGCCGACTACCTGCGTTCCCGGTGGTTTGAATGATACGGTTACTTTGCAGGCCCCCGGAGGTGCGCAATCTCCCTCGACTCCCTCGGGACTTTGGAAATGCACGGCGATCAATCAGTTTACTTTTTTCGGTTCTACCACCGGTAACGCCCTGGTGGGTGCGACCCCCATCGGAGGTTCTATTACCTTTACCGGCCTGTCTGCCACGCAGTCTGGCACTCTGGCCGCCTCGGCACTACCGGGTTTGTATTCTGTTTCTATGTATTTGGATCAGATCGCGGCCTGCGCGACCGGAACCGGTACCGTGGTAGTAACCTTCACCTATACGGACGATGTTGGTTCTCGAACCACGGCCAACCAGACTCTTACCATGACTACCACCCCGGCCTCGAACGCTCCCGTGCAGGTGACCCTGGTAATGTGGAATAACGCGGCGGCCAACATTACCTATACTTCCACGTACACGGCCTGTACCACCGGAACCGGAACGTACTCTCTGCGCGCCGTGGCCGAAAAAGTATTGTAATCTGAGAAAAAGGAGCCAGCTTTATGGCCTTTGGGTTGAACAAGTTTATTCAGTTGTCAAAGGTCGACGAGGCCACTCACGAAGTTTGGGGAATCGCATCGTCTGAGGCCCCGGATGCGGATGGCGAAATCGCAGATTACGATGCGACCAAGGCCGCTTTCCAAAAGTGGTCCGAAGATACCTTGAACAAAACCCAGGCGGCCGGACAGGACCCTTCATTGGGAAATGTCCGGTTGCAACACACTTTGACCATCGCCGGTAAAGTTATCAAAATTCAATATGATGATGAGGGCCGAAAGGTTTTAATCGGTTCTCAACCGGTTAACGACGAGATTTGGGAACTGGTAAAAGGTGGATTTGTCACCGGATATTCCATGGGTGGTGGTTATGCCTGGAAAAAACCAGATGGCAAGTATACCCGTTTTGCGCCGGTTTTGGCAGAAATGAGTTATGTAGATGCGGCCTGTAATCCCGAGGCCAATTTCACTTATATCAAGGCCGATGGTAATTCAGAACTTCGCAAGTTTAAAAAAGGTGATGAACTTCCCGCCGGAGTTCTCGAAACCATGGCAAAACGAGTTGCGGCCATTCTCCAAAAGCAAGCCAATCCTGCTAAATTTTTACATGCATGCAATGAAAATTGTTTTCATGTAGAAGATTCGGAATTGGCAAAAGAAACAAAGAAAAAGGGAGGGCAGGAACTACATGCATCTGAATTCGCCTTTGTGGGCGATGCGGATGACCCAAGTACCTGGAAACTTCCAATTCATGATGCGGCCCATGTTCGTAATGCCTTGGCACGGTTCAACCAAACCGAGGGCATTCCGGCGGGGGAGAAAGACAAAGTTCACGCACGGATCGTGGCGGCCGCGAAGAAATTTGGTGTCGAAGTAAGTGAAAAGGCCCTACGAGCCGTATTTAAAAAATGTGAAACAGAACCCACTGGCAAAGTAACACGCTTCTTGTTACAATCGGTTAATGGGCTGCATAAGGGTTTGTGGCAAGTTGCCCAAATGGCCGAGTTACTTGATTCTCTGTACGGTCTTTGCATGAGCACGCAGTACGAAGCGGAAATTGAACAGGACAGTTCTTCGATTCCCGCCGAGTTGCGCGCCCATCTCAAATCTTTGGCCAGTACTTTGATTTCCCTGGCCGAAGAAGAAACAGAGGAAATCATCTCCGCCACGGGCGGGAAGGAGAAACTCTTAATGGCACTCGAATTGAATGACATGCAAAAGGCGGAGTTGCAAAAGGCGCGCCACTCCATTGATCAGATGCTGGACAATTTGCACAAGTCCAGTCATGCGATGCACGACGGTATGATCGCGCATCATCAGACAATGCAGGAATGTCACAAGGCCCACTGTGCAAAAATGATTGGCATGCATGACAAGGCCATTGCACAGCACCAAGACCGAAAAGAAGAAGTAACCGATCACATCGCGAAAATGAAAAAGGCCCTGGGTGTAATGGGTGGAGAAACCGAGGGTATCATGGATGGCCACGAGGCCGACAAGGCTGCCAAAGATGCCATGGAAAAAGCAGCCAAGGAAAAGACCGATAAGGAGGCCGCCGATCGGGCCGCCGCGGAGTCCGCGATGAAAATTGAAACTGAAAAAATGGAGAAGGCTTTTAAAGAACAACAAGAAAAGTTTGAAAAGGCCCAACAGGAAACGGCCAATCAGATCAAAACTCTTGTTGAGCAGGTCGAGAAACTGACCAAGGCCGCGGCCACCACGATCGTTACTCCCGGCTCCCAGACCGACCCGAAGTTGATTACCCCGGAAGGTCAGCATTTGCAGAAGTCGTCCGCCGATACCATGCGGGATACCGGAATCTAATTTCAAGCAGTTTCACCCCCTGACGCGTACCCCCTGACGCGAGTACAGACCAAGGAAGTATGCCCAAGGAGGCCAGAGCTATGAGTCATTTGCACAACATCCTCCCGCAGCCCATGTACGCCCGGTATCTGGCGGAAACTGCGGATTTCAACCGTGATTTTGTCAAGAAAAATCTGAGCGCCCAAGAACAAGAACTTCTGCGAAAGTTCAAAACCACCGAGGGTGATGAAAAGCAGGCCCGTGAGCGTGAGGTCCTGGCTCGGCAGTTAATCAAGGCCCAGGCCGACGCTTATTACAATGCCGATGGATCGCCCAAGGCCGGTGCCCTGCGCAAGGCCGGTGTAACTTCTGGTCTGGGTTACAATTTTTATGATCTCCGCGCCCCGGTTCAACTTTCTTATCCGGTCAATGTTCCGTTTCGTAACATGCTTCCTCGTGTGGGACGTGTGAATGACGGATACGGCGTGGCCGCCCACTGGATGGCAACTCGTAACTTCGGCACGGTATATGCCGGAGTTTCGGAAGGTCAACGAAACCAGTTGGCAACCCCCGATCAGAACAACTACACTGCGACCTACAAAGAAATCGGCGTAGAGCGTGGTGTGACGTTTACTGCCCAGTTCGCCGGCGAAGGTTTCTCCGACAACGTGGCAGACGAACATCTCCGTGGTTTGCACGAATTGTGGCTCCAGGAAGAGGCCCTGATGTTGATGGGCAATTCCGGAACCGCCTCGGGAAATAACGGTTACTTGCTTGGAACTACCAATACCCCGGTCAATGCTTTGGTAACCGCGACCTCACCCATTGGTTCGGGTGTAAACGTCACCGTTTACTGCATCGCCATGACCGGCCTGGCGAATCCCAACAATACGCAGTATGGTTATGGTTTGTTTCCGACGGCCACCTCGGGATTGACCCCGACTTATACCCGTACTAACCAGGATGGCTCCACCACCGTAGTTAACGGAGGCATGGGAATTATCAGCGCGGCCAGCAACACGGTGGTCACGACCGGCGGTGCGCAGGTAGTTACCTCGACCGTCACGGCGACCAAAGGCGCGTTCTCTTATGCCTGGTATGTTTCGATCAATGCTTCTCCGATCACGGCCAATGCTTATCTGTATTCGATCACGACCGTGCCAACCGTGACCATTAACTCAAATCCGGTTAACACCAACCAGGCGGCCAACGCGGCCGGCCTTACCACGGATCACTCCAATAACCCGACGGACTTCGATGGTCTTCTGACCTATGCCGCGGCCACGGCGGGAACCTACTGGAAGGACCTGGGAGGCGCCACTCTTACCTCTGGTAAGGATGGCACCGTGGTGGAAATCGAAGCGGCCTTGCAAGACCGCTGGACCCAGTATCAGGCGGAGGTGGATGAAATCTGGTGCGGTACGCAGGCGCGTATTACCCTGGATCAGGCTATCCGTTACTCTGGCACGGCCAGTCCGGCGTTCCGCTTTGAATACAGCCGCGATGCGCAGAATAACCTATTGGGTGGATACGTGGTTTCTGCGTATCAGTCCAAGTGGAGTTTGAACAGTCGTGGCGGAGCGGCCATTCCGGTTCGCCATCACCCCATGCTTCCTCCGGGTTGCATCTTCTTCCACGTGAAGACGAATCCCTATCCCCACAGCCGCATTCCGTTTGTCGCCGGCATGCTGGTACAACGTGAATACTACTCGATCGAATGGCCCCTGGTCACCCGCCAGTGGACGTTCGGTACCTACGTCCACGAAGTACTGGCGCACAACCTTCCCTGGATCAGTGGTTTCTTGTCCAGCGTCGGTCCGTTCGTCGGCAACTAAAGTTGATACCGGAGGGGGAAACCCCTCCGGATCAATTGAAGCGGCTCTCTTCCAGGGGGATGGGAGCCGCTTTCATTAAGGCTTATGAAAAAACCCTCTTGTGAACATTCCGAGGAATACATGTGTCCACTTTGTCATCATTGTTTTCAATGCCGGCATCGTTACGTAGAACGCGCCGATGGTTGGTGGGTCCGATGTGTTAATTTGATTTGGCATCGGGCGGTACCGGCCAAGGAGATGAAGTAATGGCTCTTGTATCTCCCGACCCCCGAGATTTGACAACTTGGCAAAGTGCATGGAATTGGATGAATTCCAACGCATCTCCACCTAAACAAGAAGAACAAAATATCGTTCAACAATGTATCACCGGGGCCAGCCTGCAATGGCTTCACTGGACCGGCCGTAAGACTTTGAACAATATCTTTCCTTTTAACGAGGCCTACGACGGGGCCGGCCGCGATCGTCAATTCCTCCGGAATACACCCATTTTGAAAGTTTTCAGTCTTAATGTGGCAGGTATTGCTATTCCGCAGTCTACTGATGGATTGACGGTTCCGGGATGGATTATCGATGATGACCGGGAAAGTTTGTCATTGATTGGAAGCAATTTTAACCCGGCCATTCGGCCGTCGGGTTCCTACGGTGTAACCGGTACAAATTACCGGGTATGGGGAGGCTGGAACTTTACCCAGGGCCGGCAAACTGTGAAAGTAAGTTATTTGGCCGGTTACAATTACCAGTCAAATGAACCCTGGGCCATCGCATCTCCTATCACGGTAAAGAACGCGGGATCATTCGTTATCGACATGGGCGTAACGATGACGAATACCGGTATGGTAATGACCCCGGTGCCCTCCGCCCCGGCATCCGGGCAGTATGTCGTGACCTCCTCGGGCGTCTACACTTTTAATGCCGCGGACGTCTCGGCCGGTGGAAATATATCAATTGCGTATGGTTACAATGGTGTACCGGCCGATATCCAAGAAGCCATGAATAAATTTGTTTGGCAGAATTACAAACGTCGGCAAACCACCGATGAGAAGTCCCGGATTGTTCCGGGAACTGGTACCGTGACTTATCGAGATTGGGTAATGGCACCCGAGGTAGATCGAGTGATTCAATCTTATAAGCGCCAGGCGCTTCTCGTTTCCTAACGATGGCCAAAAAACTACTGCATGAGCACAACATTGCAAAATCTCCGGCCCGGTTTTATAACGGTTGTGTTGGAAAAAAGGGGCATCCTTCTCGTAAGGTTGCCAAGGCCGTGGCCCGGGCCATGGGTGATTCTTTGATTCGAGTTTATAAATGCCGATTTTGTGGTAATTGGCATCTGGGACACTAAATGTTATCAGTAAAATTGAAATGGGACTGGGAAGCAATTAAGGCCGCCGGTTTTGCAGATAAACTGGATCGGGTTCTTCTTTTGTTAATTGAAAAAATTGACGAAGCCTCGAATCAATTTCGTGATCGTGTAGAAGAAAAACTGTCCGGAGAAGTTTTAGAACGGCGATCGGGTAAGTTGGCGGACTCGGTAAACATCATACCCGCGGTACAAGATGGAACGGCCATCGTGGGTGGTGTGACGGCGGCCGGTGGGGAGGCATTCTACGGAATTTTTCAAGAACTTGGCGTAGAACACCCATGGGAAATTATGGTAGTCGACATGAAGGCACTTCATTTTTTGGCCGAAGGAAAGTCTATATTTTCAAGGCATGCACGGCATCCCGGACTGCCGGCTCGAAGTTACATGGAAAGTACCGCCGAAGAAGAACACGACTTAATACTAGATATGATGGCCTCGGCGGTTCAGGAGGGTCTTCTGAGTGGAGAATAATACCCCACGTGAAAAAATCTATTCGGCATTATTTCAACTTTTGCAAGATTCGTATACCTGGGTATACACATCTCGCTCTTTTCGTTTATGGAGTGATACCCCCACCGGACAACAACCTGCCTTGTACATGCGGCAAAGAACCGAGGTACCAGATCAACCATCTCAAAATGCCGGCCTGACCCGATGGCATCTACGGGTTTATGCCTGGGTTTATGTACAGGCGAGTCCAAATTCTGATGAACCTGGTTATGCACCGATTCAGGCACTTAACCCAGTTCTCGACGCTATTGATAAGGCATTGGGTGGTGAAATACCAGGCGCAAAACAGACGCTGGCACGATATAATGGAGGCGTCTCCCTGGTTGAACGAGTTTGGTTAAATGGCCCGATCTTGATCAATGATCCCCCGGCCGGCGACTTGCAAATTATCGCGGCCTTACCGATAACTGTAACGGCAGGATTTTAAGGAGGGCACCTTGGCTTTTCAATTTGGTTCCGGAGTTGTCTGGTGTACGCCAAATGGTGGCAATCTTGCCACTAACCCCACTCCTTTGGAATTGGGTACCATCGAATCAGCCAGCGTCGATTTTACCGGTACGCTGAAAGAATTGATTGGTTTCCTTCAATTTCCAGATGACGTGGCCGTCGGTGAAAAGAAGGTCAGTGGTAAAATTACCATGGGCCGAATTGACGCCTTGACTTTTAACAATGTGTTCTTTGCGGATGTGGCCGCGGCCGGCACCGTAAACGACTATTACAATTTTGCCGCGACGGTTCCCACCACACCTTTCCAAGTTACCATCATACCTCCTCTCAGCGGTACGTTTTTTGCCGATCTGGGTGTGATCTATGCTTCCGGGACCAACGCCGGAAAACGGTTTATTAACGTCGGCGCCGGTTCATTAACTGCCGCCGGTCAATACAAAGTAAACACCGGGACTGGCGTTTACACCTTTTTCTTGCAAGAAGGTCCAGTATTGATTTCGTACCAGTATACGCTTGCTTCGACCGGAAACACGTACCAGATCAATAACCAAATCATGGGTTATGGTCCAGTTCTTATGCTTGATTTGCTCTGGGGTTATCAGGGCGGTTATCAAGGAGCGGCCAATGCCCTGGGCATTCATCTCTACGCGGCCCGTATTTCCAAGTTGAACATGGCCGCCAAGAATACCGATTATGTAAAGCCGGAATTTGATTTTTCGGCCTTCGCCAACGCCTCCGGTCAGGTTGGTTACATCATCCAGAGCGCGAACTAAGGAGCTGACATGGCTTTTCAATTTGGAAGTGGTGTCGTATGGTGTACCCCGCAAACGGGAAATCTCGCCACTAACCCGACTCCCGTGGAACTGGGAACCATCGAGTCGGCCAGCGTGGATTTTACCGGTACTTTGAAAGAACTGATTGGGTTCTTGCAATTTCCTGATGATGTGGCCGTGGGTGAAAAAAAGGTGTCTGGCAAGATTACCATGGGGCGCATTGATGCTTTTACCTTTAACCAGGTCTTTTTTGCGGATACTACGTCCACTCCGCAGACGAATGACCAGTACAACGAATCTCGCACCGTGGCCGCCGGCGCCGCGACCGTGGTTCCTCCGGGTTCCGGAACCTTTGTGGGCGATCTGGGTGTGATTTATGCCTCCGGGGCCAACGCCGGAAAACGATTTACAAAGGTTGCCTCTGCCCCGGCGGTGGGGCAATATACCAATTCCGGAACCACGGCGTACGGTTTCAATACCGGAGATAACGCGTCGGTTGTATTAATTTCTTACCAATACACGATCGCCGCGACCGGTACTTCTTACCAGATCAATAACCAGATCATGGGTTATGGTCCGGTAATCTCTCTTGACTTTTTGTGGGGATACCAGGGTGGTTACCAGGGCGCGGCGAATGCCCTGGGAATTCATTTGTACGCGGCCCGTATCTCCAAACTAAACCTGGCAGCCAAGAATACCGATTATGTCAAACCAGAGTTCGACTATTCGGCATTCGCCAATGCCTCCGGCCAGGTGGGATATATCATCCAGTCGGCGAACTAACGGCCCGACGTAGTACAATAATGGGGCCGACTGAAAACAGTCGGTCCCAAATTTTTTGTTTTACCGGAGAATACATGGCACGAACCAAAGAAGTTGAAATCTATGGACAAAAATTTGTCATTGCTTCTCTCACCCTCGACCAAGTTGAACAATTATTTCCTGCCACCAAAGAAGAACAAGACAAGTTGAAAGAAAATCCCCTGGGACAGGCCGAACGGGTATATCAGTGTATATCGTTCAGTTTGAGTACCGCCCGTCCTGACGATCCCTGGGACAAGGCCCGTATCAAACGAGAACTGGACATGGTTACTTTTGGCGAGTTGCACCTGGCAATTCTTCGGCTCAGTGGCCTGGCGCCCGAGGAAGGCGCGGGGGAACCGAGGGCAACTCCGAGCATTCATTAAATTACGGCACCATTCGGGGTTGCGTGATTACGGTGACGGGATGGACATGGGAATATGTCGGGGCAATGGCCTTTTGCGATATTATGTCGATGTTTGAGTATTGGGCCGATTGCCCTCCCGAGCATCTTTTGTTTCGTGGGTTCGTTGGTTACGAAGGAAAAAAGAAAAAACAGGCTCCGACACCAATGGAACAGCGCCTCGTGGCCGGAATGCCAGGATACAGTTTGGACGGAATGCCAGACTGGCGGAGGACGGCAATTGAAAGAGAATTGAACAAAATGAAAAAGGGGTGATTGTGTGGCCGACGAGAATGAGATAAAAACTAATATCACGGGCGACGCCTCTCAACTCAATGCAACATTGGACGAGGCGCAGGCCCGAATTGATGCCTTTTTTGCAAAGACCGCAAAAGGGCAACAAATGTCGGTCAACTACGCCTGGGGCCAGGCCCTAAAAGAAGATGCCACCCGGACGGAAGAAGCCAAGGCAAAACTAGAAGAATACAACCGAGTTATTGCCGAAAACAAAGCAAGACAAGAAGCGGCCACCGACGAGTATCTTCGTGGGTTCGCGGCACAGCAACAGGCCTCGGGTGTATACGCGCGGGCGGCCCAACAAGAGACTCAAAACTTAGGCGATGCACAGGCCCGGGCCGTGGCAATGGCGAATACGCTACGCACGGGCGGAGTCGCCTCCGATGACGCGGCCAGTGCCCTTCGAAATCTTGGCTTTAGTGCCGAGGCCACCGCCGAGGCCATGCGCATGGCCGGGTTCTCTGCCGAGGAAATGGGAGAAGAGGCCGACGCCGGTGCCAATAAGGCCACCTACAGCATGTTTCGTGCCCGTGCCGCGGCCCAGGGATTTGGGGCGGCCCTCTCCGGAAGTCCCGGTGGATTGACTTTTGGAATGGCCCGAATGGCCGCGGCCTCATCGGTACTTGGACCCATTCTAGAAGCTGCTTTTCCGGTCATTGGTCTTCTTGTTTTTATTGACCTTCTTTCTCAATTACCGGCGATGTACGACAAACTAGTTGACAAGGTCGCCGGATGGGGAAAGGCACAAGAGCAAGTATTTTCTCAAAATATTAAAGATGTTACTGCCGCAATTACCCGGGCAGATCAACTTGCGCAACGTCGGGCGCAAGACCAAGGAGCAGAAGTAACTGCCGAAACCGGTAAAAAATCCCTTGGTTTAGGCGCCGAAGAAGAGGCCCTGCGGCAATATCAAGCAGAACTTGGTAATACCCAAAAACAGCTCTATGAAATTAAGTCTACTCTGGACTCGACCGACTATACCAAGGCTTTTCATTTGGGTCGAAATGCTCGAACTGGTCAAGAATATAAGACTCAGGTACCAAATCTAGATAATGAAGAATTTCAGAAAGGAGTCGATAAACAATTTGATCTTTTCAATCATTATTTAGATGATCTTGAAAAAAAGACCGGTCAACGAAAAGTTGCCCTCGACCCTATTGATTGGACCGCTTCAGATACCACGATTCGAACCAATATTCAAAAACTTTCTGAACGTATCAGCGAAGAAACAAGAAAAATAGAAGAAACGCAAGTCGATACGACTTTGCGTTTGAACAAAATTGTTCCCGAGAAAGTTCGCGCAAGCGTTGATGAAGAAATCAAAAATTTCAATCTTGCGGAGCAATTAAAGACTGCCACTCTGGATAAGGGCAGTAACGAACGCATCGCCTCGGTTCAACGAGAACTCGACAACTTGGTTGCCATGGGTCGGGCCGGTACGGATGAGTACATCCAGACTCAAATAAAACTTGCCCAGACTACCCAGACGGTTCACGCGGCCCAGTTTGCCGAGTTTTCGGCAGATGCACGCGACCGAATTGATCAAATTCGTCAAGATGCCGACGCCGAACAAACTCAAAACCAGAGAAAACTATCGGTTGCCATTGCGGCCCACGGGGCAGAATCTGCCGAGGCGCAAAAGGCCGCCCAGGACATAATCACGGCCCGTCGGGCGCAGGGCGAGGCCGAGATTGGTCAATTGCGGTTGGTCTTGGAAGAGGCCGTTAAAGATCACGGTCTGGAATCATCCGAGGCCCGCCGGGCCTACGGGGAAATTACCAAGGCGGCCACTAAGATGGCCGATGATATTCGGGCCGCCCAGAACAAAATACATGAAGAAATGCGCAAGGCGGATGCCGAGGAAACAGACCGGGCAACAAAGAGGGCCGTTGATCAGAGTATCCAGGCGCAAAAAGATTTTGATGAGCAACAAAAAATTGCCCAGGAAAAGGCGGCCTTACAAGAGAAGGCCGGTCAACGTGTCGGAGGTCTAGTAGGAATCCAGGCCGAACGTACGGCCATCGAACAACGACGGGCCATGATCGAGGCAACTCGTCAAATTGACGAGAAGTTCGCCCAAGATCAAGTAACAATTGAAACTAATGCGGATCGGAAAAAACTGGAGAATTTGAAAGAAACCGATTCCAACTACGTAACTGAGAAAGAGGCCCTGGAAAACAAACTGGCCGATGACGAGAAGAAAGGCGTCGACCGGATTCTTGAAATAAATCGTAAGGCAAAAGAAGAACTTGCCAAACTTGACCAGAAAGAATTGGCCGATCGAGAGAAAACTCAACAAAGTTTTGTAACATTCTGGGATTCAATCTGGGACAAAATGTTGTTCCGGGCGCATAGTTTTTCCCAGGCGATGACTTTTCTTTGGCAAGATATCGCCAAGAAAGGCATTGATTCTTTGGTAAAACTGGCCGGAGAATTCGTGGCAAAGTATGTATTCATGGAGGCAGTTGATGCCCTCATGCATGTTAAATTTATTCAAAACTTAACCGCCTGGATCGCTAAAAAACTTGCCATTGAAACCGGGGCCGAGGCTAAAAAAAGAACACAGGCCGCGGCCGAGACGGCCATGGTAATAACGGAACAAGCAAAGCAGACAACCGCCGTCGTGGCGGCTCAGACGAAACAAACCGCCGTTATTAAAGCGGCCAAAACGGCCCAGGCCGCGGCCGCGGGAGCCAGTGTCGCGGCCCAGATTGCTGCCAACGCGGCCCTGGCACATTCGGATGTCGGAACCGCGGCGGCCGTGGTATTTTTACAAGCCATCGAAAATATTCCATTTCCGGACAATGTCGTAGCTGCCCCTATTCTTGCCGATCAAACATATACCGCCGGCCTACCCTTCGCCATCGCCGCCTCGGCCGCGGGAGGTTGGGACCTGCCGGGCGGCGGACCTTTCGCCACGTTGTTACATGCGCATGAAATGGTTTTACCGGCGCACCTGGCCGAGAATATTCGACGCATGTCGGACCCCATGGGCAGCAATGCGACCCCCGGCGCACCGGCCCATTTTCACTTTCATCAGGGAGACGTACACGCCCTCGATGGTTCTTCCGTGGGAGAAGTTATGAGCCGTTCTCCCAACACATTTGTCAAGATGGTCGAGAGCGGCCTACGCCGAGGTGCCTTCGGTAACTTGAAAAATCTTTCAAGGAGGGGACATTGAGTTTAACTACAAATGTTCCAGTTTTTCCTGGTTTTATACCGGATCAGGTGGGAGGGGCGGCCGTGACCTATCCGGTTCGATCACCCACCTGGAACATCAAAAAGACGCCCAAGTGGAATAATGTCCGGCATCAAGCCGTCAATGGGCGAATGTTGGTGGTAAAATATTGGGCAAATCCTCTTTGGGATTTTGAATTGGCCTACGGATATATCAAAGATAATCCCGCGGATCAGGCCGCCTTTTATCCGACTCCCATTCCATATACGGATTATCAAATTCTTTCCGGATTTTACAATGGGATGCAGGGGGGAGGAAATGAGTTTGCCTTTACTCCACCGGATTCCGTGGTCGGAGGGACCTTTACCACCTCCGCCGTAAGTGGTACCAGTAACTACTGGACCATTTATGTCAATAACACGCTCTCGGCCGGCTTGTACGCCATTCTCTCCGGCTTTACCACGACGACCTGGTTAAATGGCCAAATTCTACCCATCATCCGGGCCACTCCGACGTACATCGTCGTATATTATGTCCATGCAAATCAGGCCCTGGTAAATGAGGCGGCCGGACACGTGATCGCCGGCCAATCCCTGGCCACCCCAGATTCTAACAACAACATTCCTTTGATCAATACAACCGGAGGTTATCCCACGTTACCCCTGGGCGGAACCCCCACGGTGACAAATCCGGTGACCGAGGCAACGCAGTTAATCGACGCCGCGTCGCTTTCTGTTTACGCAAATGGTACATTAGTTGGCTCAGGTTATACCATACAACCCGCCGATAGCATTGCTCCGTATGGTGGACTGGTGCTGAACTTTACCTCGGCTCCGTCATCTCCGGTCATGGCTCTTTTCAATTACTACTATCTTTGTCGTTTTTCAGAAGATTCCCAAGAGTTTGAGAATTTTATGACCGGACTTTGGATGTGTAGTTCACTAAAATTTGAACAGGTGCGAATTTGAGAGTCATCTACGATCCCGCCGGCAACGATATCAGTACAACAATGCAGACCAGTCTTCAAAACAACCGGTCTGTGTTCATGGCCAATTTATATACGTTTATGCATCGCCAGTTTTGGAAAAATGACACCGCGGGTAATATTGTTATTTGGTCATTTACCGATGCCGATATTCCACTGGCCTTGCAGCAACTGCAACTTTTTGCCTCGGGTGCCTCTAATCCTCTTACATTGAATAATAGTCATGTTGTGTATAACCAATCTTCTGGTTCAAGTTACATAACATACTCTCCGGAGAAAATTACCCGTGGAAAACTTTCATATGAAGTTGGCCTAGTCGCAAAAGATGTAGAGGTAACTTGGTACATCGACGATACCCAAGACTATTTTGCGGCCCTGAGTGGAAGTTATGGAACCTTGCAAACACCGGCCACTTCTGCACTTTCCATGAAACAAGCAATGGCGACGTACCGGGCATTTGATGACTGCCCATTCTGGATTCATCGGGGAGTATTTTTCGCCACGCAACCAATTTGGGACGGTAGTTTACTGGGTTGTTTTACCGACGGTACGGGGCAAATTGTCGCCGGTCAAACTCCTTTTCTAATTGCCAACGGGGGAACGTTTATCGTTCCGGCCGGGGCCAACCAATTGCAAATGGGGATGAACGACTATCCGTACAGTGATAATTCCGGGGCCTGGGTAATGTCGGTAAACGCGAGCAACGTGACGGTCAATAGTACGTGTGCGCCTTACGTGTATACCGCCGGTGTATTGAACACGGCCTTTCCTATTCCAAGTTCTGGACAGGCGGCCCCGGTGGTAGTATCTGGTTTGACCGCCGGCCAAAATGTTTTGATTCAATATGTAAGTGGAACTTGCGGACTACATTTTAGTTCTCCCCCGTTTTTTGGTCCCATCGGCGCGGTGAATTTCGCCTTTTCAGGTTCATCCAGTTCGCCTGGTCAATATGCCGTTTCCACTATTCCCACCAGTACGCCCGTATTGGAAGGAACATCCTTAATGTACCGTGGATTTATCCGGAAGACCTCCGCGGCCGCCGACAGTCTTTCAATTACGTTGGGAAGTCTTATGCAGATTTTACAAGACACCCAGTTTCCTACTCAATTGATTATGCCCGGTAATCGAGATGTGCAGTTTATTCCATCTCCGGGGGTCAGTTCGGCATATTTGACCACGCCACTTACGGTAACATCGCCGGTATCTGTTACTTTTAAGGCCGGCTCCACACTTACACAAAATCAATTGCAAGATTGTTGGGTTACTTTTCAACCTTCACTTCCGGCCAACGTATGGGCGCCTCAAAGCGGCCTTCCTCCCGTCTCGACCCCCGGATGGCGGATTATGAGCAACACCGCGGCCGCCTCGGGGGCAAATACGAACGTTACATTCTACGACCCACTTATCATTCCGGCCTCACCCGCGGCCGTAAACGTCTTTACTCAAACCTCCGGCAGCGCGCCGGGATTCAATGCTGTTCCACCGCCCGAAAACAGTCTATAAGGAGAATTCATGGTTAATCCTCGAGTTGGTCAAATAGTTTACTATGTATTGGAATCGGGCGAAAAACGACCGATGTTAGTAGTTGTCACAGAACTTGAACAGATCGGTGGGTATGTGTTTTTAAAACCCGGAGACGATGGCACTGCCACGACTCGTTGGGTTTGGGCGATTATGGCGCAGGCCGAAACACTCTTTACGGTAACTACTAAACCTGGTAACTGGTACTATCCTTTTCCGGAGTTGTAACATGGATATATCAGAGCAACGCGCCGCCGTTGTTAAAGAGGCCCGGGAATGGGAGGGTACGCCCTATCATCATGGCGCCGGCCTAAAAAAGATTGGTACAAGTTGTTCTTGGTTTATCGCCGCGGTTTTTAACAACGCCCTGGGGGCAAATTTAACCGTGGTTGAGCATGCGGAACAATGGTATCTATCGGATATCAACATAAAAACTAAAAACAATTTGTATTTGAATGAACTGCAACGACATGGCTTTATTGAAATTTTGGAAGAAGACCGTGGACCAGGAGACTTGTTACTCAGCCGCACAAACAATGTTCTCTATTGTCACGGTGGTATAATTTTGGCGTGGCCCTCGGTGGCGCACACAATCGTGGGTCGGGGAGTAGACATATGTCGATCGGCCTATTCCAGTTGGTACTTTGGACAAGATATAAAGTCTTTGAAATTCTATTCCTGGAAGGAATGGCATGTTTAAGGGTAATTTGGCACAGGGTCCTTTGCGCGCAACCGCCCTGCAAGTTTCTACCACGGCCATCGGCCAGACCATACCAATTACATACGGTTATGACCGTACCGACGGTCGTCTGATATATTGGTCAAATTTTATCTCCCACGGCGGTGGAAGTGGTTTCTTTGGCTCGGGTGCGTCGGGAACCACCTATTCGGCCAATGTTGATCTTTTGATGGGTTACGGCCCGATGGAGGGAGTATCCGACCTGTGGGCAAATGGTTCGTGGACATTTGTCTATTCAGATATCTACTCTTTCACACCCGGCGCCGTGACCGGCGGACAAACGGTCAACTGGTCTATTCCAATGTCTACCTCGGTAAATCCCAATGGCAATGGCATTGTTTTAGTGGCTGGTGTGTATATTTCCAACGTGCCCTATAGTGCCTCTTACAATGATTATGTTTTTCCGGGGGTCACCAACTCTTTTACTCTGAGTGGTACGGGGGTCATTCCTCTCAACAATGCCCAATTTCCGGCACCCAATAACAAGAGTTACGTAAATGGCAGTATTCCCTATGCCTACTATAACTCTGTTTATACCATACATACCGGCTCCGTAGTTTTTCCGGTTGCCATGAGCGCGCCCTATATCAATGTTGTCTATTATTTTTGCCAACACAATGATAAACCAAACCCCATCGTATCTCTTGGTTTAGCCTGGGAAGCGCAACTTGGTTCAGGAAGTTCGGGACAACCGGTGGTATATCCGGAGTTCAGCGGCGCAAGTGGCGCCAATGTTAACTTGGGTGGAAGTCCGGTTTTTCCCCAGATTCAATTCCATGTAAAGGGTCTTTACGGTAACGGTTGGGATAGTTCCCAGGGCAGTATGGCAGGATGGACCTCTGACCCCTATCCTATTCAGATGCCGGCCGCGGGCGATTGTAACGTGGCGGACATCATGATGGACGTCATCTGCTCCGGAAATAATGTGGGCTTATTTGGAACCAATGCGGTTTGGAATCATGGGGCTTGTTTCAATAATATTGTGTACGATGGCACCGGGGGTTACGGTAACATTCTTCAATTCTCTCGGTACGGTGGTATCGTCATCGACGAGAATACCGGTCTTGGCCTAAACAAGGTTCGTAACTATAGCCATGCCTATACCATTTATATTTCTGGTACCGTGACAGATCAAATATCTTGCGCGCAGGTTCTTACTGAACTGGCCGAAATTGCGAATGCCGCGCCGGTCTGGAACGGGGCATCTTTAGATTTCATTCCATATTGTGAGGTATCCAATTATGGTAACGGAGCATCTTATGTTGCTCCCACGGCGGCCGGCCCCAGTTTTAACCTTGGTTACTCTCATTTCAAAGTAACTCCCACCAAGAAGGGAAGTACCGCCGACAAGTCTCCTTTAATCGGAGACGGTGGAGTTCCCAAAGACAACTTCAATTCTTTGGCGCTAAATTTCAAAGATCGTACGGGCCAAACCAATAACAATATGATTCTTGTTTCAGATGCCTACGACATTTCTCGTCAGGGACAAATGCCGCAGGGTTCTCGTTCTTTCAACTGGATTCAGCACCCTTTGGTCGCGGCGCCGGTGGCCTGGGCGATTTTACGACGTAATATTCAAATTACGAGACATGGAACTTATTCATTCGATCTTCCGGCTTGTTGGAGTCCGATCCTTTCGCTTATGGATTTTGTGACTCTTAATGATACTTACCTGAGTCCATTTCCGGTACCAGTTCGCATTATCAAGATTGATGAAAATGAAGATTTTAGTCTGGCCATTGAGGCCGAACGGTTTGTGTACGGAGCCTCGGCTCCCGTGGCGCCCGGTACGGCAAACGTGGCCGTCAGTTCCGGCGGGAGTGGCTCGGGTGGAAATGGAAGCCAGGAGGCGGGAAGCGTCAATACTCCGATTATTTTTGAGGCAATTCCGGCCATTTCAAGTCAGCAACAACTTTGGCTTTGTGTCTCGGGCTCTCCTACGACCACCGGCGCGGTGACCGGGGCCACGGTGACTAACCCCGGTTCTTACACGGTCGCCCCTTCGGTGACCATCACCGGAGATGGCTCTGGTGCCACGGCCGCGGCTATTTTGAATGGCTCCGGTGGTGTGGCCTCAATTTTTATTATCACCCCCGGAGTTGGTTATACCCACGCGTCGATTGTGTTTGGTTCTGGTACCGCCGCGGCAACTGCGATCATCAACAATATCAATCTTCCCTACGGCGGGTGTTACGTGATGCTGTCCACGGACGGCGGGGCCACTTACAACTATATCAACGGTTCGGCGGCCTCCAGTGTTATTTATGGAAGTCAAATAATGGGCCTGGTGTACAATTCCAATTATCCATCTCATGTTGACCCGGATGCGGCGGATACGTTATATGTTGACCTCACGGAAAGTGGTGGTGCGCTCCCGGCTTATTCCACGGCCCAACGAGATGCCTTCGTGTCACTTTGTTATATGGCCGGAGGAGGAACAATCACCGGAAGTGGCGGTACCACACTCACCATTCCCTATGAATTGATTTCATACTCTCAGTCAAGTTTGCAAGCCACTAACAAGTACGCCTCGAATACTCCGCCGGGAAGTTCGACGCAGATTCGCCGCGGTGTCTATACTACCCCGGTCGCGGCGCACAACATCGGAACACAATTTAGTTTCCTGGAAGATGGCAATGTTTTTAAGTGGAATCTTCCAAGTACCTTGGTAGGAGTCACGCTTTATTTCAAGTTTCTTGCCTTTAACACCGTCGGAGGTACTGTTCAACCTTTATCCAGTGCCACGGCGTATTCTTTTACCCCCACCGGCCTTGTTGGTTGGGGACAAATTACCTACACCATTAGTCCGGTGCCCTCGGTCTATCAGGGACAGGCAAGTGGTTGGGCCGGCGTCGACACCAATAGTTCGACCTGGACCAATACAAATGACGTTTATTTTCCTCCTCTGACCGCAACTTTTTCCAATGGTAAAGTCCTGAATTACGCGGCCCGAGATTCGGGCCTGGCGGTCTTTTCAGGAAGTGGCCAGACGGCCTGGGTTACTATTTATGATCCCACCCAGATTGGAGAACCAAGCGGAGTGGCCACTCTTACGGCCTATGCCGATTTGAATCAAACTCGTTGGAATACTCCGGGATATACCCGGGTTGGTACTTTGACCAGTGGTTCGGGAAGTTCGGGCGGGGGCGGAGGATCAGGTTCCAGTGGTCCATACTTTATCTCCTCATTCGAAGGCGACCCCACGCTTACCCGGCCGATTGCCAGTCAAATTCTTCTTTCCCATGTTATACCAGGAAACTTGACTAACGTGGTTTTGCCGGTGGGTCTGGCCGGATCGCGGGCCATTTGCAAAGCGGCGCCGACCGGGGCCGTCACCATCACGATCAAACAGAATGGTACGACCCGTGGAACAATTAACTTTGCGGCCTCGGCCACGACGGCCACGTTCAGTTTTACTTCGGCGGTTACATTATTGCCCGGAGACATCGTAGACTTTATCTATCAGGCGGGTTCTGATCTTACTTTCGCCGGTGTTTCTTGGTCACTGGCAGGAACGAGGAGTTAACCAGATGGCAGGAATTTTTACCAATGGTGTATTTTCAATGGGTTTTGACATGGACCCCGGCGTGGCGCAAATTTTTACGCAGAGCGCCGGGGGTAGTTTTACCAGTGCCACGACTCCCTTTGGTTATGGTTATTCTTTGCAGTTGGCCAACGGCATTAGTTCTCCCGCCGGAATTCTTTTCAATACAACACTTACAAGTGTAATCATGGGTGCTCGGTTGATTTGTACCGGCGGTCTTCCATCAACCAATGCGATTATTTTACAATTCTACGACGCCACGGCCGGTGCGGCCCAGGTATCTCTTCGTCTTTATTCGGATGGTCACCTACAGTTCTTTTTGGGAGGTGGGACGGGTACTCCGTTGGGATCGGCCTCGGCCTCTGGTCTGATTGTTAATAATACCTGGGTTTATTTAGAGGCCTCGGTTACGATCAATAACAGCGGCGCCGGGGCGGTGGCCTGTCAAATTAACGGAACATCTGTTATTTCCGCCGGTTCTTTGGCCTCAACACAAAGTACGGCAAATGCATATGTCAACGCATTTCAGTTCGTGGCCGGTCCTCCCAGTAACTCCTACTGGGATGACTGGTATATGCTGGATACCACGGCCGCCTCGCCATTGAATGCCTTTCTCGGCAATGTTCAGGTGCGGGGCGATAAACCGAATGCCAATTCGGCGGTGGGTGGACGGAATGCCTGGAGTCCGACCAATCCTACCAATGTCAACTATACGAACGTAGGCAATGTACCTTATTCGGCGTCGCAATATAACGCCGATTCAACAGTGGGCGACTATGACATGTTCCGATTTCCTACCCTATCGGCGGCCTCGGTCTATTTCGTCAATGAGTGGGCAGCATTGACTTTGGATAGCGCCGGAAGTAGAACCGTAGAATTGAATTGTTACTCTACAACCGGTGGAGGTTCAACCGACGCGCCCAGTACCCCGATTACACCCTCGTCCGGATCAATTGGTTATTTCAGCCAACCGCAAATTGTCGACCCCAATACCGGGTCGGCCTGGACCGTGGTCGGAGCGGGTAACGCAGAATTCGGAGTCAAGGTACAGACTTAATGGCAAAAGTCTACGTATTCACCCCACCCAACGCCGGATCGTCGATTCTCACCTCGACCATTTACCCCAATGCCGACGGGGCCTCGGTTGAAATCCCTTGGTCGGCAGATATTCTCGCCCCCTCCGCCGGGGGATGGGAAACATCCAATGGAACAAATACGGCGTCGGCGGGTTATAGTTGGACCAATTTTGATGCCGTCATACAAAACCAATTAAACTACGGGGCGCACTCCGTGGTAGTTTCTTTGTCCCCGATCAGTTTCAGTAACGGAGTCGGACGAGGAAATAAAACCAGTCCTCAATATATTTTTAGTACCAATTGGGCCGCCTCTCTGAGCGTTCCGCAACTATATACCGGGGCCACCTCCGACTACCCCGGAGATGCCTTGATCCCGTATGGCACCTGTGCCCAGGGGGTGGATAATACGGCCTTTCCCGCCGCCTGGACTACTCCGTTTTTAACGGCCTGGAAGGCCGCCGTGGGACAGGCCCTAACTCATATGGCCGGACAGTCTTATGCGCCGTACATCGCCTATATCCGGGTGGGCGGAGGTGCGGGAGGTGAGTGGTTTCCCTGGGCAACCCAGGCACTAGAAACATTGTGCTCTCCGGCCAACGTGGCCGGTCTTAAAACCCAATGGATGGCCTATAACAATACAATGCAGTCGTATATCACCGGCCTGGGAACCGGATTTCAATTTGTTCAGGCCATGGACGGAGGTTTCGCAAGTCAAAACATTCCCTATCATTGGTGTACTTCCGAGGCTACCAATGCAGTTACCAATAGCATGAATGGTATTGGTACCGAGGGCCTAAAAGGTCAAGATATTACCAATTTTAACGCGGTCGGATATGCCGATGGAAATACGCATGTTTCCGGATATCCCTCCATGAACTCGGCATATTTATTCAAGACTTACCTTCGTTCTTCGCAGTTAACTCATTTGCAGACGCAAACCTCCGCGGCCAGCGATCCGACTAATACCAATCAGCCAGGATCATTGGTTCCACTTTTACCCTATGCCACAAATACAATTTTTTCAACTGATATCGAATTGTACTACGTAGATTGGCAAGTGGCCTATGACCCGGCCAACACTAATCACGGAACCTACGGCGCGGCCTACGCCCAGGCCATTCAAACGGCACGGGGTATCGTGGCCTCCTGGCAAAGTGATGTGTATGCCGATACGTTCAAAGTTCCCGAGGCGCCGCGGGGATTTTATCAACCTACGGAATTTGACGGTTTTGTCCGGTCTTTAGTCAAGGCAAGATCATTACAGATAACTCGAGAAATGGTGCTGGTTCTCCCGGCCGTGGCACCTTATCTTCGGGTATTCGACGCAGATGACGGAAGCGGACAACGTTCACAAATTTCGACGGCGCATATGTGGGCAATTGACGCGGATCAAGTAATTGGACCGCCGGCCGTTATCCACGCCCGAAATTTGCAGATTACCCGTGAGGTGATTATTCCGGCCCCGGTATCTACCGTGCATGCCCGGGATTTACAAATTACCCGCGAGGCGATTATCATTCATACGCCAACGGCCAAAGATTTTCAAATTATTCGTGAGGCGATTCTACAGGCAAATCCACTGGTTCGTAATTTGCAGGTTTTTCGAGAAACTGTATTAATACGACCCCTTCCGGTCAATCTTCTTACCTTTTTTGATGGCGACACCGATCGAGTATTAGGTTGGGGAATACCCACGGCCGCCATTCAGCAAGAAGATTTTTTTACCCAGGTATTTGGACCAATTTTTCTTCAACCCCAATTGTGCATTAACACCTAACTTGCGATACGATCGGCAGCGTAGGGTAACTGCCCCAGTGAGGACAAGAGAATGCTTCGTCGCTTCGTCAGCTTATCTGCCCTCTCGGTGCTTGTATATTTGAGTGCGATACTGGTTGTTCAGGCTCAAAACAACCCGATGGAAGTAACCATCAACCGGTTAGACGACCGTACGCGTCAAATTGAAAGTGCCCAGGCTACCAACACCGCCGAGACTAATGAACTTCAACGACAACTTCACGAACTGCAACAGCAACGGTTAGATGAACGAATTGCCGTGGTAGAAAGCACCGAGGCGACCAATACAAAACTTCTAATTGGAATTTGCCTTGGTATGTTTCCAGTTTTAATTGATTTGGCACGTCGATGGATGACACAATCTCAGGCAAAAGAACCAGACCCGGGGGATTAAGTATGCTGATTGATAACTTGAAAACGCAGTTAATCCGGGATGAGAGTCTTCGATTGAAACCATATCGAGATACGGTGGGAAAACTTACCATCGGCGTCGGTCGGAACCTTGACGATCGTGGTATTACCGAGGCCGAGGCCGACCTCATGTTAGAAAATGATATCGCGGATCATCACCAAAAACTTCTGGAAAATTTGCCCTGGACGGGCCAACTTGATGAGGCCCGTCTCGGAGTTTTAATTGCCATGAGTTTTAACATGGGAGAAAATCGCCTGGAAGGATTCCACCAAACCTTGTCATTGGTCAAGACCGGAAATTACGGGGCCGCGGCCGATGAGATGCTTAACTCAACTTGGGCAAACCAGGTGGGTGCCCGCGCACATCGTCTGGCGCTCCAAATGAAAACCGGAGAGTGGCAATAAAAGGAGGAGGATGATGACTGCCACGGCGCTTCCCAATATTACCCGCCTAGATGTCTGGTTGGTGATCGTACTGACTGCCCTGGTGTATCTTGCCATCAAGGCGTGCCGGGCAAAATTTCCTGATCCGGCCATTCTCCAAGGCTACGCCACCATCTGTAATACCAAAGGTGGTATCATTTTAATTTTGCTGTGTCTTTGGCTTCTCACACTCGGGGTCACTACGACATTTTGCATGTGGGTCATTGTAAAAGGAATTGATCCGCAAAATGCCGTGGTCATTTTTATGTTGGGCGTTCTTTCCGGAACGGCCTTTGGCAATGTCAATGGTGCATTTTTCAAAACGATGACCGGCGAAGACCCCAAGATTCCGGTACCACCCCCAAACCAACTTCCCCCGAAGGAAACGACGGGGGCCTAACACGTTTCATTAAGGAGAAAACTGATATGACGTTCTTCGGAAAGATTGAAAATTTCTTCAAGAAGGTATTTGGCTCTACCAAATGGGAAACCACGGCGGCCTCGGTGATTACCCTGGTCGCACCTCTGCTCGAAACCGTCGTGACTCTGACGGCCGGCGAGCCGGCGGCGATGTTGGTGGAAAATGTCATTCACGAAATTCAAGGTGATCTGGCGGCCGTCTCGGCCGTGGTAACCTCGGCCGTGGTACCGGGTACCACGGGATCGGCCGCCGTGGCAACCAATGTTCTCACGGCGGTACAAAACAATCTTCAACAATTATTGGCGGCGGCCGAGATTAAAAATCCGGTTACCCAGCAACAGGTCACCGGTATCGTAAACACAGTCGCCGGCGAAATCAATGCCATTCTGGCAGCGGTTAAAAACGCAAAGGCGGCCTAAAATGGAAAGAATCCGTGAATGGTCCGTGGTGGCGACACTATGGGCGCTCACGGTCCTCCTGATAACCCTCGGGTACTATATCCCGGGGGTTGTCAGAGATTTGCACAAAACTTTGGGAACGTACCAGGAATCAGGTAAACAGATGACTAAAACGTTATCTGAGTTACAGGGTACCCTGGGGGCAACCCGGGAGGCCGTGGGAACTTCTAAACAAACTCTTGAACAGGTCCGAGATGCGGCCGCCATTTTTAAATCGGCCGCGTCAGATAACCAGACCTATTACCGGCAGTTGGCCCGACAGGCAGTGGGCATGGAACGGGCGCTTCGATTGACTTTGGATCGTACCGACCGATCGCTCAATGACCATGTTCTTCCCGATATGGACGCAGCGATCACGGCTTTTAACCTGCATTCGAGTGAAACCCTCGATTCGGTGACCACGGCCGGTAATTCTTTGAATCGGCAGATTACCGATCCGCAAATTGCCATGTTTATTAACAATATGAACCTGGCCAGTCTGGCGACCGCCGATACCATGGCGCATGTCGATAAAACCTCGGTCGCCGTGGAACATACCGTCGAGTATTACGACAAGAAATTAACCACCCCGGTGGGGTTTGCCAAGACCGTTGCCCATGGAGTTTTGGATGTTGGCTCCAAGGTAGGTTCTATGTTTGCCGGTTTTAAATAATCTGATACCCGACTCCCGAGCCTTGGGAGTCGGGCCTTTTTTTAGGGAATTATATAGATGACTCGCTCCTTCGACGCTTCGCATATTGATCTCTTCGCTTCCGGCGCTTGGCCGCTTTTGTCTTGGGTTTCGGACGATAGGCCAGCACGCGGTCTGCGATGCGGTCTAGTTCGGGGGGAGTTTTCATAGCGCACCGTCCCTTTGCGAGCAGGGTTAAGAACGGCTTAGGTAGTTGTAAGCCTAGTGCATCATTGGCGATTTTATGGTACTCGTTGGCAATCCGCATTTCTGCTTCACTGAATTGCAGCATCAAGTCAAAGCAATCCTTCACTGGAATGGTCTCAGCGGAGTAGCCTACCTTTGCGCGGATCAAACGCTTGGCATATTCCTCGTGGGGAATTGGGATTGAATAAGATGGTTGGGTCATGCTGTCAGTTCCTTGTTGGTGAGATGCTTTCCGACTACCGCAATCACGAACGAGTCCAGCCGCTCCAA